TAAAGCAAAGATTGGTGCGATTGCAGGAGCTGGAATAGGTGCAATGGCAGGAGCAGGAAAAAGTCCTGTAACAGTCGCCGCATATTCTGTTGCTGGAATGGTTGTAGGTCACACAGTAGGTGCTCACTTTGATAAAGTAGATCAAATACACGCAACACTACTACTGAGACAAACACTAAGTAGTAATGCAGATGGACAGTTATCTAACTGGACAAATGAGAAAAAAGGTTTTAGTGTAACACAAGGCCCTGTCGCTACAAAAGGTAATTGTAGAGAGTTTGTGTCGAATGTTGCTGTTGGTAAAGAATATAGAAAATTGAGAGGTACTGCTTGTAGAGAAAATAATCAGTGGATTATGAAAGAAGTCTATTGACAAATCTATCTTAGTGTAGTATATTTATAATATGACAATGCATTTATTACCAGTTTACTTTAGTACTACCAGTACTCGTAAACGCAAAAAAACTAAAAAAACTAAATCTCTTCTTAGAGCAGAGATCGAACATCAAAAGTTTCTCAAGAAGATAAGGGGTGGTAGCTCAGTCGGGAGAGCGCCTGCTTTGCAAGCAGGAGGTCATGGGTTCGATTCCCTTCCACTCCACCAACCCGATTTACCACCACTTTCTAATGTTATTCCAGTAGGAGTTGCACCAAAGAAAAAGGTGATAGATCATAACTTCACGATTGCACCAGCTTATAATAAAGGTGCATATCAAGTAATCAGTAAAAACAGTATAAAGGATATAGGAAAATGATTTTAGGATTGACAATTATAGGCGGACTCGTAATGATTAACACTGCAATGGGTATAATAGGTTGGGCATTTTAAATGAAAGTTGATGTTAGAAATAATAATGTCGATAAGGCAATAAGAGTTCTTAAAAAGAAACTTCAACAAGAAGGTATTTTTAATGAATTAAGAGAACGTGAAGCCTTTATGAGTAGAGGTGAAAAGAAACGAAAAGCAAAAGCAGCTGCGATTCGTAGAGATGCAAAAGCAAAAAAGAAAAGACTTGAGGAATTTGGATTTTAGTATGACGCATGATATAAAGACAAGTACACCATTAAAAGAACACCACGAATTAGTTTGGTATGTCAAATGGGCATCATCAATTATTATTGTTCTTGCAATGATTGCTACTACAAATAATTTATATCCTTGGAATATGTTTTTACAAGCAGCTGGTTGTGCTGGTTGGTTGTGGGTTTCTATCAAGTGGAATGATCGTGCATTGATCGTGGTTAATGCAGTTGCTTGTGCAATATTCTTAAATGGTTTTGTTGTATTTTTTAAGGGAGCTTAAATATGGGATATGAAATTAAAGATAATTTCTTATCATCAGGAGAATTTGCATCCATGAAAAGATCAATCATGGGCCCTGATTTCAATTGGAACTATAGTTATAATGTTGCAGAAGGAGAAGGTATAGAGAATGAAGATTACTTTATACATCTTTTCTACATGGGTTTAGTAGAAAAACCAAGACTAGATATAAATGGAAATCAAATTCCACCAGAAAAAAGTTCTTCTTATAAAGATATTGAACCATTACTTGAAAAACTTTCTATTGAAACTTTGATACGAGCAAAAGCAAATCTTTATATTAGAAGAGAAAAATTAGTACATCACAAGGATCATGTAGATACTAAGTTTCCACACAAAGGAGCTATACTCTATCTAAATGACAATGATGGATTTACTGTATTAGAAGATGGTACAGAAATTGAAAGTCGTGCAAATAGAGTATTACTTTTTGATCCTAGTAAACCGCATCATAGTACATCATGTACGAGTGATAAACGCCGTGTAAATATTAACATCAACTACCTATAGAGGATAAGATGGAACAGAAAACATTATTCAACATTCCCTTTTGGGAGATGCAAACAATTAATTTTACAAAAAAGAAAAAAGATATAGTAAAATTATTAAAAAAATATCCAGAGGAAAAATTAGAGCTACAAGATTTTTATACAAATCGACAAACTGATACAGAAGGTTTGGTTGAAGGATTTGCAGATATAATTAAAGAAGAATTAACAATTCTTGCTGAACAGGTTTTTCAAAGAAATATAGGTATTATTGATTGTTGGTCTATATCATATGATAAAAATGATTATCATCTAACACACAACCACAGTTCTACAGGAATAACTGGTATTTTGTATTTAGATTTACCAGAAGAAAGTCCTGTTACCACTTACATACAGCCTTGGAATGATTTTATATCTGATACAACTTTTTTTAATGAAATTCCTGTATCTGAAGGAACTATGATAATTACACCATCATTTGTCATGCATTATAGTTCACCAAACAAATCGAAAGACAAAAAGAGAATTATCTCTTGGGACATGAAAATACAATAGGAGTTAAATATGGTTAGAAAAAAAATTACTTCAATCACAGATAATAGTAAGTGGGTTGCTCCTAAGACCAAGAAGAAACGTAAACCTATGTCTGAGGAACAGAAAGCAGCTGCAGTAGAACGTCTTGCAAAAGCAAGAGAAAAGAAAGCTGAAAATAATCCAAACTATGGTAAAAGTAGTTTTCATGAGTCTTTGCATGATCTTGCAGAGGATCATCAACTGCATCCTAAGAAAGTTAAACAATGGATTAAAACACAGAAAGAACTTGCTACATCTGAACGTGCAAATGTTAAGAAAGACATTAAAGGTGCAATTGCAAAACTTTCTGACCATGAAGGTTATGTAAGACAGATGCAAAGTTATCTCAAGCATGGTGATTGGATTTGTATGTTCTATGGTGAGTATCAAGAGAAAAGGATTCGTAGTCGTTGTGTTAAACTAGGGTACTATTGGTATGGCCCAAACATAGGGAAACCTAAACGTGACGTTGGAACATTCTATCCAGATTTGGGTATGACTTGGGAAAAGGATATGACAGAGTGAGTGAAGAAAAACCATCTGCTACAATAATCAAAGGCCCTTGGAAAAAAAGATCAAAAGGCCCTACAGAAGAAGAGTTGATTATTGTGGATCAACTTGCCATGACTGATGAAATAGTCAATGAATGTTCAATGGCTTATTTGGAACTTTTAGCAAAAAATGGTGTAGACATTGGTGATAGAGACTTTATGAGACACATTACGGTATTGACAGAAGTATTTAAATCTGGTATACTTGCTACATTCGGTTTAAAACACGCAATGCAACCAATGGTAGATATTATCTCAAATGTTGAAAATGACCCAGATGGAACTCCACATTTCTCTGTGGATTATGATGATATAGATGATGTAGTAACAAGCTATTATAAAATAATGGAAGATGATAATGATACTAGTTGATATGAGTCAAATTATGATGGCAAGCATTATGATGCAAATGCATATGTCAAAGAAGTCAGAACCAGACGAAGTAATGGTAAGACATATGGTTCTTAATTCCTTGCGTATGTATCGTACACGTTTTCTGTCTGAGTTTGGTGAGATGGTATTGTGTTATGATTCGAGACATTACTGGAGGCGTGATTATTTTCCAGAGTATAAACATAGTAGAAGAAAAGGTAGAAGTACAGATAGTAAAGATTGGGATATTATTTTTAGTTGTCTTAACACTATCAAAGAAGAGATAAAGAGTAATATGCCATATAAGTCAGTAGAAGTATATGGTGCAGAAGCTGATGATATTATTGCAACTCTTTGTTCTGAATCTTCTGATGAGGTTATGATACTTTCTGGTGATAAAGACTTTATACAATTACAAAGGTTTCCTAATGTAAAACAATATAGTCCTATCACTAAGAAGATGATAAATGGTATTAATGCAGATGACTACCTAAAGGAACACGTATTAAAAGGTGATACAAGTGATGGAGTACCAAATGTTCTCTCGCCTGATAATACTTTCGTAGATGGTATTCGACAAAGGCCTCTAAGTAAGAAAAAGATTGCATTAATGGTTGACGGTAATTTTCCTAACGAAGAAACGAAAAGGAATTATCAAAGGAATAAAAAACTAATTGACCTAACTTGCTCTCCAGAAGAATTGCGGTCAGAGATACTTGATACATATAAGAGTGCTCCAGTTAATAACCGAAGCAAAATACTAAACTACTTTATAAAACAAAGACTAAAAACACTTACAGAATCCATAGGAGAATTTTAATAATGGAACTATTAATATCAGAAATCTTAGACAAGGTTTCCAAAATAAAATCGAAGAAAGAAAAAGTAAAATTTCTTCAAGAACACAATACTGACTCGCTTCGCATGGTAATTAAATCTGCGTTTGATCCTAAAATTAAGTGGTTGTTACCAGAGGGCGATGTTCCTTATGCACGTAATGATGCACCAGAAGGAACAGAACATTCTGTTCTTGCATACGAATCACGTAAGCTTTACCATTTCATAGAAGGTGGTAATGCCAGTATTACTCAGAATAAACGTGAATTAATGTTTATTCAGATGTTAGAAGGTTTGCATGAAAGTGAAGCAGATGTCCTATGTGCAGCTAAAGATAAGGTTCTTCATCAGAAGTATAAAGGTCTATCTGAACCAGTTGTAAAGGAAGCTTTCTCTTGGAATGACGAATTTATGCAACTAGATGGCCCTGATCCTAGACAAGGACGCTAAATTAATTTAAACTTTTTTTACTTTTCGTTTAGAATCAATGACTTACAATGTACGATTTCCCTTGACAATCTTTCTTTCTTGATGTATACTAATAATATAATCAAGAAAGAAAGGAATTACTGATTATGACTATTAATATTAAAAAAACTTTTGATAACGTAGATGACGGTATTGCAAATATGATTGCGGCCGCAAATGCTGACTATGAAAACTTTAGAGTGTCTGATGAAATGAAGGCAAAGTTTAAAGAAGAATGGGTTATCAAGAAAGGTTCTAAGTACATCAAAATTATGACTAATGGTGGTGGTTCTGCTTGGGGTTTTGTTGTTAACACTGATAATGACAAAAAGTTCAAAAAAGGAACTTTGTTGAAGTGTGCTGGTTGGTCAGCTCCTGAGAGAAACGGTTCAAGAGGTAATGTTCTTGAAGGTGGTTTCCCAATCAACTGGACTGGCCCTCTTTACTTAGTAGGAAAGGGAAGTATATAATGGAAAATCCTAATACATTTCGTGAAAAAATGGTTACGTTTAACAGGGTTGCAGGCGACACGCTTGCAGTACTGCTTATCCTTGGTATGGGTTATGCCGCATTGGTGGTATTTTAGTGATTACACTGAACTGCATTGAAGTTAATGGTTCCTACAAATCTCGGCGTACTCTTGCCGAGAATGTAGTTGAATTTTGTATAGGGGAACTTATGCCTCGTATGAAAACTCTCTGGGTGGATGTTAGACTT